ATTCATAAGGTCTATTAGGTGTAGTAGTGGTAGCTTGTTCCACTATTTTAGTTTTATTAAGTAGGAATGTAAAGTCAGCAATCGTTGTGGCAGATAACTTATTAGGTTTAAATACTTCATTAGAACCAAAGTTACTCAAGTACGTTTGTACTTTGGTAAATGAGGCCATTGAATCTGATCCAGTTATATTACTAGATGTCTTTGCATTCTTAACAAATACTTCACTACCTGCAATACCTGTTGCATAACCTGTTAAATCAATTAACTTCATTTCAGTAGGAACAGTAGAGGTTGCTCCATTTACACCATTAGTTGAACCACCTTTAACAATCATGGCATAGGCTTCATCCTCAGATCTCCTGATGGTGTGAATAAACACATCATCACTATTATCAGATGTTACACCAGCTACTTCAGTAATGTGTTCAGTACAGGGTCTCTTCTCTAATCCTCTTGCAATGTGTGAAAGACCGTTTACCTGTGTTTCACCTTGTGTTGGTAACCTGAGTGTTGCAGGTTGCTGTGAAACCCCATTAATTAAACTTGGGATTGTTCCTGATATTAGTGGCATTGTTCCTTATGATAAAAGTGCTGTTCCTCTGTCTCTCTCTACTACCCTGTAGACATCGTAAGTATCAAAGATTGTGTAGTCTCCCACATTTGATTCATATTCCATTAACTCAGACCATGCTTGTCCTTCGTCTTCTTGGAAGAACCTGTGTAACTCACCTGATCCCACAACTCTGTCGTGAAATACACGAGCAGACCTGATTGCAATGAATCTTCGTGCTGCCTCTGGTAAGTCTCCAAAATTAAAGTATGTTACAGTATTTACTGTTACATTGTCTGTAAATATGAAGGTATTATTTTGTCTATCATATAACTTATTTGCTCGTTCAGTAATGTCTTTTTGACTACTTCTTACTGTAGCAGTTGTGTCTATTCGTAAAATACTTGCACCTAATTCTATTTCTCCATTTGTATTAGGTCTCTTTATTACATCAAAATCTGTATTAAAAGTCCATCCTCTAGATTGAACTGCCCTTGATGTGTTATTTAATATATCTTTTGCAATAGCAGCATCAGAACGACCAGCTAAATTGGTTAAGTCATTTACTTTGTACTCACCAATAGTCATCAGCATTAGATTTACTGCATCTAGCTCAGACATTCTTTTTAAGTCTGCCATTTTATTTCCTTGTAAAAAAAAGGGAGTACCTTATAACAAAGTACTCCCTAAGAGTTTAACAGCTATTAAGTAATAGCGTGTATTGATACAGCAGCCGCAGGTCTCAATACGTTGTGACCCATTGCATACTTGGATACAATTAGTGTACCCTGTCGGTTGATTTGATATTCCGATTCAACTGACATATCCATTAGTTTAACAGTAGCAACTGCATCTTGAGTCATCACAAGTGCACGTACTTCCATTGCAACATTGGAAATGTACTGGTTATCTCCAGATGCAAAGTCATCTGTATTATCTCCAGCAGGTACACCATACTGACTTTCACGACCAGATCCGATGTTGTCTGCTAGTGGAGCTGGTGCTGTAGCCGCACCATCCTTATGACCGGCTGGTCTTGCTGCTATTAAGGCCGCATTTGAAGAAGCCTGTGTCCACAGGTTAGATACCCATGTAGTTCCAGAACTATAGTAACCAAGATGATTAGTTACATGGATTGGCATACCAAGAATTTGTGGTACTTGTCCACCAGCTATAGAACCTCCACCTCCAACATCTCTATTGAAGATTGCGAAGTCAACCATATCAGTTGCACTTGAGACTTTGAATAAGTCATAGTACATGTCTGTAGGCATAACAACGAATGGATCACCCGGAATATTGTAGTTATCAAAGACACGCCTTGCATCCATGATAGCTTGTACAATATCCTTTGGAAGACGAATGTCTCCAGCCGCATCTCCACACACAACATTCGGTGTAAAGTCCTCGTCATCAAATGCTGAGTAGTCTTGAATCATACCTGTTTCTCCAGCAATAGTTGCATTTTCACACAACGATGCTTTAACTGCAAGTCTCAAGATGTTCTCGTCAGCAACTTTTGATAATCCAAAGCCAGCTTCTTGAGTGTACACGCTTCTGATGTCATAATGTCGCATAGCATCATCAATATTAGGGATGAATTGTGCGTTAATTAGGAGATCATCTACTGCAACAATACGCTCTCCTTGCTTGGAGGCTGTTGGAGTTATCTCGTTACCCGGAGTGTGGTAAGACGCATCACGGTACTTACCTGTCATCGGGAACTGGGCCGATTTACCTTTTGAAATCGTTCTCACACGATGTAGAGGCATCATTATATTCTTCGACTGAAATGCTGTCAACACCTCTCCTGCGTACAACTTGAGAAATAGTTCCCTAGATGCACCTGCTCTTGCGGTATCAGCATTGACCAAACCAGACCGATGAATGCCTCCTTCTATATTACTTGATATAGAAGAATAATTTGTAGCCATTTTGTTTTTCCTTAGATTAATGGTTATTGATTAATAACTCGGAAATCTAGGTCTCACAAAGTTCAGTACAGAGTTGTCCCACGCATGAGGCTAAGTCTTACTTTTCGGTATTGTCCTTTGTTTCTTTGTTAGAGCACGTTGGAATTACCCAACCTTTGTGCAACTCTTGCTCTATAAGCAGGGTCGCTATGATACTTCGGATCGCTCATTGCCGAAGTAACCTGTGCTAGTGATTCGTAACGAGGAGCTATATCCTCACCAACCTCACCAGACATTAGTGCTGGAGGAATACCCTCCGAATTCTGATAGCGGGCATAAATTCCCGCAACTGCTAACTGAGTATTAGCATCTAAATTTTCTAACTGTGTATTAAAGGATTCAATTTCCCACGGTTGTAGGTTATCATTTGCCCACTCTAACATATTGTTATAGTTTTGTTCTCCTCCAACACTAGAATGTACTGTATCTATATTCTGATCTCTTAATGCCTCTTGACCTGAGATCCAAGTACTAGCTACTTCCTCACTAATACCCGCTTCTTCAAGTGCATTTAAAGCCTCTTTAGATAGTGTACCTGTACTATTGTATTCCTCTTGGAATGCAGAGAAATCTAATCCTCTATCATCTAGAAGTTGATGTACTTGGGATGGAGTGGTTTCCTGTATTGCAGGAACTTCTTCATCTTGGAATCTTTGTGCTTCCTCTTGTTGTTGTCTTTCTTCTGAACCAGAGTGAAACTGTTGTTCCAGATTTTTGTATGCCTGTGCTAACTCTTCAGCAGAGTTAAACTTCTCTGGAAGCCACTCAGGTCTTGAGTCATCTCTGACATATAGTTCTTCTTCTACATCATGTAGCTCTATTGGGTCTTCCACTTTAGCTAACATTTCGTGAACGTGTGCAGGTTCTCCTGCTAGATTAACACCTTCGCCTTGATAAGTTTGTACTTCATCTACCATTGTCTTTCCTTCTTAATGTGTGTAATTACGCTTGACCTGCAACAGCTTGTCGCATCTGATCTGCCATCTCAGGATTCTGAGTCATGGCTTCACCCATGCCTTTAGCCATTTGCGGAGCTACTCCTTTAACAACATCACCCATCATTTGAGCTTGTTGTTGTTCTTGCATTTCCGCTTTTTGGGCTTGCTGTGCTTCAGCTTGCTCTTGTTGAATCTGTTCATCTGTCTTAATTAGACCACCTGTGTCAATACCAAGAGATGCACCTAATCTATCCATGTAGTCATCAATGTTTAGTTTCTGTGCAATTACTTCTGGCCCCAAAGGAGCTAGATACTCTAAGAATTGTGATAGTTTATTAAGATCTTGACCCCGACCTAGTGCTTCCATACCTGTGACAATCTTTGGTTTCACTTTGTCTTTTGGAAACTTAGGCATCTTCTTACTCTTAACCATTTTCTGAAGTAGAAGATTAATTAACGGTAACTGAAATTCCTGAGATAGTACAGAATAGACACCGCCTAGAGTACTCTCTAGTTCTTGTGCCATGAAGCGTACTTCTTCTGCCGTTACTCTCTCAGCATCTCGTTGAACAGAAGAGTTAAGTAGAAAAGCCGCAGCTAATCTTTCTTCTATTTTTCCTGCTGTCTCCTGTGCAACTCTGAAATCTCCAGCTTTTTGCACTTGGAGAGTTGATACATCGTTTGCATCACCTTGTATTATTGCACCGCTTGGTGCTTCAGCTACAGCCCTTATCCTAGTAGTTCCATTAGGTCTCACTAAGAAAAGAACTTTAGAGGCAGCCGCAGATCCCTCTACTATAGCCATAGTTAGAGCCTCAAGTGACTTCAGGTCACCTAAGTACTCTTCTACTAAACCTCTTCCATAAGATTCCCCATCTACCCTGCTAAATCGCAGAGGTATAAAAGGGTTCTTATCTATTGGATACTTACCAAAAGAATCTGGAACGGTTGTAGTACCTAATTCTTGATGGATATGCCAGTATTTACCTTTGTTACATATGTAAGTAAATAGCTCGTAGGGCTTGTCAGGAGACTCAGGGGAAAGCTCCTGTGGTGAAGGAAGCCCTAGAGCTACTCTTGCCTTCTCTGGTACTGTTTTTGCATTGAGTGATTCTTTAGTTATTAGGTAGAGTAAGTTACCCATTGGATCACGCTTACACACGTACCTGTCTAGATGAAACACTCTCATTCCTGTGTCATCCTCTGGTAAATAAATTAAGCAGTTACCAGTTGTGATTAGGTGCTTCAGAGCTTCAAACACAGGTACTCTGTATGCATGAGTTTCTATTTCGTTCATTGCAGAACGCTCAATCTTTGCTAAACCTTCTTCAACTGCACCCCTTTGTTCTGCACCTGTCAACTCTTGTAAATCAAAGTCATCAATGGTGAGTCTAAAGAAGGGAGAGTTGGGAGGTAACAGAGTAAGCAATAGTTTACTTGCTAAATGATTTACTCCTCTAGCACCAATACCCTGATAAGGTGTGTTGAAAACTGTTGACCAGTTTGCTCCCTGATCTTTTAATAGGGAGGGTATCGTTACTTTAGCACATTCTCTAGCTCTGTTAAGGTATGACTCTCTTTCGTTAAAGGCTTGTTCATACATACTTTTGAGCATCCCCTTCTCAGCATATGTGTCATCTTGTGTATCTTCTACCATGTTTCTCGGTTGGGCTAGGGATTTAGGCATTTACTACTGTGCTCCGACCTTTCTTAGTGCTCGTTTACCTTTAGCACCCATCTTAGCTTTCTTACCTTTTGATTCAACAGCCTCTTTCATTTGTATCTTACTACTACCTTCTCCTACAGTCTTTGCTTCTCCAACAGAGGCAGATGCTCCGGGTGCATCATCACTCCCCGGATCATCCTTTTTATGTAAGCCTAACTTCTGCATACCAGCTTTAAATTGGTCTGCGGCTTCATGAGCAAACGCTTTACCTGCATCAGCAGCAGTATGTAGGTTTGTTTTTCCTGCATCAGCCGCCGCATGTAAAGCTGCTTTACCAGCATCAGTAGCGGTTGCAAGGTTTGTCTTTCCCGCATCTGCGGCAGACTCAAGACCTGCTTTCCCCGCATCAAGTGCTTCTCCCAACGACCCACCAATTTCAATTTTAGGTACCACTATTTTGGGTTTTGGAGGTGGAGGAGGTGATCCACCAAAGCAGAGGTTCTTATTTAATGGATCAAAGTTAAACCTAATTTCCTCTGGTCGTAAATCATCTAGTATCTTAATGTATTCTTTCATAGTTATCTTTTATTTTTTAGCATATAATTGAGATTTACCACCAGTCGGTTTCTTCTTATCTTTGGCGATGTCAGCTTTTTTACCTGTTCCTTGAGATGTCTTTCCTGTTTTACTGGTGTAATTTGCTGAAGAAGAGGTTTCGGCAGCCGCACCACTACTATCTTGATGGCCTGAAATAGCTTTACCCCATCGGTCTACCTCTCTACCCACTACTCCTAGAGT